GAGCCATCGACGCCACCAGCATGTCCCCCACTCCCGGCGGGGCCGGGAGGGAGAACCGCGGGTAGCGCACGGACAGAAGCTCCATGCAGTCGGCCGGGCCGATGTAAGGCTGAGGGGTGGGGCCGGGGACCGGGTAGTTCCCGAGCACAGGCTGCGGGATGTCGGTCACGGGTCAGTCCTTGGGACGGACAGGAGCCCCGGTCTCGTGCAGCCACTTGCCGACCCGGTGCTCGATCTCCTGCGCCGAGAAGAAGTGCAGGAGTTGGCGACCCGAGCTCAGCAGGGGCACGTACGCCGAGAAGTCGCGCAGCGCCACAAACGGATGCTGTGGCTCGGGCTGAGCGGCTGCGGACTCTTCGGAGATGGTGTCCTCCGGCCCCGGCTTGGGGGGAATAGCCGAGACCGGAGGAGGCGTAGAGGCCATCAGGCGTGCTGGACGACGCACGCCCGCTTGTAGAGGGCGGACGCCACGGACGAGTTGGGGTAGCCGCCCTCGGTGAGGAGGTCGGTACCGACCGAGTACCCGCCGATCCACGACCACGTGGAGGTGAGCACCTGGCCGAGCCGGTCCAGCGGGGCTCGCAGGATACGGGCCACACCGTTCAGCATCTCGATGTGGACGGTGGCTCCGGCGTTCGCCTGGGCGACCAGATTGCCCATACTGGCGAAGGGGCCCTTGATGAGGCACCCGGCGCCGGCCACGATCGGCTGGTACACGTTGACGCCACCGATGTTGGTGACGATCGGGGTGGCCTCGTTGGGCACCCAGTCGATGCCGAGGAACCGGCCGATGGCCATGTCGCCGTAGACCGGCGAGGGGCCGAGGCCACGGTAGGCCGACTGGAACGCCGGGTCCTGGAAGAGCTCCTCGACGGTCTGGGCCGGCACGTGGGCGGTGTAGGCCCCACCGATGGTCGGGACGCTCTCGTGACGCAGCCGGGTGACCGCCGCCTGGAACGTGGCCAGGGTGGCGATGTCGCCGGAGACGATCTGGTTGCCGGAGGCCCTGGCGTTCGGGAAGACCTGATACGGGGCCTGGAGGGACACGAGCGCCTGGCCGGCGGTGAACGTAGCCGAGGTGCCGAGGGTCAGGGTGGCGGGTCCGTCGGTGCCCGAGGAGAACGAGCAGCCGGTGACCGTGTTGGCCACGCCGTTGAGGGTGATGTGCAGCGGGTTGGAACCCGACACCGGAGCCACGAGCGTGGACTGCCCGACGTTCAGACCCTCGGTGTTCCCGGTCTGGTTGGCCTGGAAGGTCGCAGCGTTGGCGAACCCGGCGCCGTTGGCGACCTGAATGGTCGTCGAGGTGGCGGCGTTGGTCGCCCACGTGATCCCGCCTGCATAGGCGTCGTAGAGCGCCTGCTTGGCGACCTCGTTGAGGGACTGCGCAGCGTTGGTGCCGAGCACCGAGTTGTCCTCGACGAACTTGGACGCCAGAGCCTCAGCCGAGACGACCATGTTGGTGTCGATCGAGTTGCCCCACTGGTCCATGAACATGGAGTACTGCTCGAAGCCGTAGTTCGACTGCGGCGCATCCGTGCCGGTGATCGGCGTGGTCGACAGGGCCATGAGGCCCGCCTTGGTCATGATCGACTGGGCGCCCTGCTGGGCGGCCCAAGGCTTGATCTCGGCCAGGGTGTCGTACAGGAAGAGGGGATGGAGGGCGTCCTCGAAGACGCGGGCCAGGAGACCGTTCTGCACGATCGGCTGGAGGGAGGTGGGGAGGACGCTATAGAACGACTGGGACACGGGGGATTACTCCTGGGTCAGTAGGAAAAACGAGCGGGGGGACGACTGACGCCGAGCTTTCGCAGTTCGGCCTCATACGCTTCTGGCGGTGCGGTGCGGAAATCGACCGGGACCGAGCCGCCACCACTGGCGTCAGGGGCCTGGAAGGGCCGTCCGGGGGCCCCGAACCACTCGGGACTCGCCGTCTTGATGCCCTCGACCACGCTCTCGACGCCAACGACGCCGGAGTCCGTCACCTTCACATCTCCCAGAGACGCAAGCTTGATCGCACCATCCACGCGGGCCGGGTTGATGCCGGCGTCACGAAGTGCGTTCTCCACCCGAGAACGGATGAGGGCCTGCTCGGCGTTGGCGTTGGCCTGCTCGGCCTGTGCCCTGTACCGCGCTGCCTCGTCCTGAGCCCTCTGCAACTCCGTCTTGGCGTTCTCCTCGGCGGCTCTCGCTGCCTCGATGATCGCCTTGCCAGCGTCGACATCGGTGATGCCGAGCGAGTCGAGGAGCTTCCGCTGGGCGGATTCCTCGGCCTTCCGACGGGTCTCCGCATTGATGCGGTCTACGTCGGCCTGGGTGAACGTCGCTGCCGGTACTCCCGACGGTGCCCCTGGCGGGGGAGGCGGTGGCGTGATGCCGGGGCTTCCCTCTGGCGGAGTCGTCGATTCGTCAGGCATTGATGCTTTTGTCCTCCTGGGTTCCCACGCATTTCCCGGCGTGATCCGGTACCCGGGAACTTGGCTGAAACGTCCGTCGGGTGTCAGGCGGTACGGGCGAGGGCCACGCGGTCCATCACGCCAGTGCCGGGGAACAGGTCCACGACCTCGTCACCAGGCTGGACGTTCAGGAGGTCGAGCACGAATGAGCAGAAGTCCTCGGACTTCGCCCCGGTCAGACCACGCTTGAGAGTGATCGGCGCCAGCAGCCCAGCGGGCGTCCACTCCTCGAAAAAGTCCTTCGGGGTGTTCTGCTTGCCACCCTTCTCGGGTGGCCGGTGGGGGTACGCGGTCGGGTTCCGACCTCGCCAGAAGATCACCGGCTCCCAGGCGTAAGCAGGCCGGACGCCCTTCTTGAATACGGAGAACGTCTTGCACCACGGAGCGGTGCGGTGGCCCTCGGGGCAAAGCGGGAGGATCGTCGCAAGACTCGGCGCGCTGGCGCTCATCGCCCAGCCTTCGGGGAAGTGCCTGCACAGATAGTCGACCAGCGAGGCGTGGGTCTCGGCGTCATCCCAGCAGCCGAACGGCTCCTCGTGGTGATGGTCGTACAGGCCGCAGCATCCAAGGTAGGGCGGGTCCGCGTAGGCGAAGATCATTCGTGGAGTAGGCGGGAAACGTCCGTCAGCGAACGATGCGGGCGTCGGGGTACGGCGCCACGGCCTTGCACCGGCAGTGCGGGTGCACCATGCCCGGGTAGCCGATCGAGGGCGGGCGGTCGGCGTAGAAGTTGCGGCCGTTCGCAGCCCGGCACTCCCCCGTCGTCCGGGAGTCCATCGTCGCCTTCCACCCGAGGAGCACCCGACCGGAGCGCATCAGCGTGCCCACCTCGCGGGCGGCACCGTCGACCTGCTCGGCCGTCGCCAGCCGGTTGTTCATGGCGTACAGGTGCCAGTGGTAGTAGCGCACCTCCCTGGCCTTGACGGCGTCGGTGAGCTCGGGCTCCTTCTCGAGCCGCTTCGCTGCGTTCACGATGTACCAGGCCCGGTAGTACGGGATGAGCTCGGTCATGCGCTGGGTGGCCGGGCCCGGGACGGGCGGCGGCGGGCGGGTGACCAGGGACGCAGCGGCGAGGCCGGCGATGAACCATGCGATCACCTCGGCGACCCCCGCCCCGATCAGCAGGGTGGCCACGATCAGCACGAGGGGCGGGCCGGCGACACCGAGGGCCAGGGCTGAGACGAAGGCCGCCATCAGGGCCGTGGCGAGGGCAGCCCACCTACCCCGCTTGGGTGGCGGGGGCTGGCCCTCCTGGGGCGGAGGCGGCTGGACGGCCTGCTGGGTCAGCGGGGTGCCCCGCCGCTGCCGTTAGGGGATGCCAGCCACTCGCCACACTTCGGGCAATTTTCGTAGCCCTGGCGCCTGTAGTAGCCGTGAATGGTCGGCTCGATAACGGTCCCTGAGTCGGCGTTTAGGGGCGTGCTCATACGATCGGGGCGTTGCGCTCAGCGCCAGAGCCGGCCTTGTCCTCAGGGTCCGGCGAATACCGGCCGGTCGCCACGTCGCCGCCGACCGCCAGCGTCTTCTCCTCCTGGATGCGGTCGACCTCGGCGTTCACCTGGAGGTCATCCCACGTCGGATGGAGGGTGCGGACCAGCTGCTCCGTCGAAGCCGCAAGGGCCTGACGCAGCCAGAGGACCTCCTGGGCCCCGTCCAGCGGATCGTCGGGCATACCGTCGCCCAACTCGATCACCGGCAGGCACTTGGCCACCTCGTGCTGGCCGAGCATCCACGCCGTAGCGCACGCCACCGCCCAGCCGTTCGCCTGGAGCGCCATGTGCTCCTTCGCCGACCGGGTCAGCAGGGTACGAAGCTGGGCCAGCTTGATCGCATAGCCGGACACGGCCCGGGTCACGTTCGCCGTCTTCCCCTGGATGCCCCACGTCTCCGGCGCATACCCGGCGCACGACACCATCAGCTGAGTCAGATGGTCCACCCACTCGATGTGCTCGGCCGACAGGAACGGCGGGGCGACCGTGTTGATCAGGTCCCCCGGGTCCTTCCCGAGCGTCGGGCGCAGCCGGGAGCCCCCGGTGACGATGTAGCCGTCGATCTCGGCCCGGCCTGCCCCGTCCACCAGGGACTTGTCAACGAACGTGCGCGGGATGGCCTTGCGGCCCCGGTCCAGCAGGGTCGATTCGGCCTCGTTGATCACATTGAAGATGCTCTGGAGTCCGAAGTAGTCGGACTCGCCGCCCGGGACGTTCTGCCACCGGATCAGCGTCGGCCGGTCCAGGCCGGTCGGCTCGTTGTCCAGCAAGGTGGAGAACTCCTCGATGGCGTTGAGGGCCACCTGATGCCCGAGCGTGTTCTCCTCGCCCTTGAACAGGCGGCGGGTGACCAGGCCGGCGGTGTGCTCCTCGAGCAGCCGGAAGATGTCGCGCTTGTCGGGGTCGGGGCGGCGGGTGACGACGACGATGCCGCCGACCACGAAATGCCGGTGCCGGACATCCCAGATGACCTGATCCTCGTCGACCAGCGTGATCAGCGGGACGGTCGGATGGATCAACGAGTCGCGGATGATCCTGATGCCGCACTGGCCCTCGGATGCCGCCTTCACGCCGCCCTCGATGGCGAACGCCCCGAAGTCGTTGACCTGGAGGAACGACCGGATCTGGTCCTCGGCGTCTTCGTTGATCACCGTCGGCGGCTGCGAGAACAGCAAGGACGACGAGAAGCGAGCGAGCTCCCGGGGCCACGGGACGGGCACGAACGTGGTGATCTTATGGTCGGAGAAGATCAGGTTCGGGTTGGCCTGGATCAGCTTGTCCCGGTCGTTCTCGTAGAGCTCCCGGTAGCCGCGGATCTTCTGCCAGTGCTTCTGGATCGGCTTGGGAGGCCAAGCGTCCTGCTCTTTGGCGACCTGCCGGCGGATGACGTCAAGAAGGGACACTGAGTACCTCGATCAGGTCGAGCACGTCGCGCCGGAGATCGGCGAGCGTGCCGGTGTTGTCG